CGTGAGCGGCGCGCGCTTGACGCACTCGATGAAATTAGGGGAAATCGGTAACATGCGTCAGACTCAGAACACTAGCGTCATCCGTTCCGCCCGAAATCGATGCATTTCAATTTGGCGGACCCGGGCTTCCGACTGATTTCTTACCACTCTATGCAAGTGATCGGGGCGCGTTTGTACCCAAAGGAAATAAGATTGTCGCTCATGGAGGCATGGCGTTAGAGGAACTGATTGTGCCGTTTGTGAAGATAAGAATGAAGAGAGAAGAACATGCGACCGACAGCACCTCAAATAGGATTGGACCGCTTCATCCGCCTCGAATGGGCAACAAAAGCGCTAGAAGTCAGGGCGGGTCTCGCGGAGATCGGCGAACTTGAAACCATCTTGGATCAAGCCCATTCAGGACCTGCGGCCAGGAAAAAGACCAGAACGGTACTGAACCGGCTTTGGCTGGAGCCGCGCAAGGACCTCGAGCCGTTTGCTCAAAGTGCCGTAGCGCTTTTTCAAACGGCCCAAGATACGTCGCCGGCTGCTCTCACATGGGGTATGGCTATTGTAACATACCCCTTCTTTGCCAAGGTTGCTGAGATCATCGGTCGACTGACTTCACTTCAGGGCGACTGCACCACCGCTGAGGTGCATCGTAGGATGGCGGAAATCTACGGTGAGCGTGAGGGGACAAGAAGGATGACCAACATGGTCCTTCAATCCCAGATCGACTGGGCAATACTCGACCGCAGTGAAAACGGAAAAACGCTGACCCGAAAGCAGACCGTAATCCTGGACGGACCGGATCTGGTGCGTTGGATGACCAAGGCCGTTCTTGAGTGTTCGGGTCGCCCAATTGGTCTTGGGACGTTAGAAGCACAGCCGGTGATTTTTCCATTTGGTCTTGGCAAAAGCCTCGGATTCATCCTGTCGTCTGCACCTGACCTAGACTTGCGGGCTGATAGTTCGGGAAGTCAGTACGTTTCCTTAATTGTATAGCGGTACTGCCAACAGGCGTGAGCTTGATCCCGCAGCACCGCATAATCGGCTAACCAACCCACTATCATGGCCCCATCCGGCAGCGCTGCCACCTCCGCCGCCACGCTCATTTGCTCAGCTCTACTGTACTCCACAACAGGTGGGCAGGTGCCGTCTGAAGTGTCAGAATCTGCCGTCGCGCAGCCGGTCAACCAGCTCGTCGCGATTACGAGGACGGCGAGCCGCCGCTTCCAGCATTCGGCGTTGGACATCATTGGCTTTCTCCATGGTTGCGAGACGTTCCGCGAGTCGCCCGACGCGCTCTCCAGCGCGGCGGATCGATAGCAGGAACAGCAGGATGGCAAGGGCAATGGCTCCGTAGCGCAGCGTGATCCGCGCCCATGGACTGGCGAGAACCCCACCGAACAACGCCCCGATCATCGCTGCCCCCGCTTCCAGTCATCGAGCCGCGCATGGATCGTGACCGCAATCCCCACGAGCACCACTGCGATGAACACCCATCGCAGCGTATCGAGATACGGCACCAGCGGCAGGATCGCCCCTTGCGTCTCTGCCATGATGTCCTGCGCCACCTCGACGCCCGCAGCACCCAGCGTTGCCACACCGGCCGCCCCGCCACCTTGCATGGTGCGACTCTGAGCCAGTACTTCGCGCGCCAGCGGCGTTTCCCCGGCGAAGGCGGTTGCCCTGACCGGGAAGCGCACGCCCCATTCGCGCGCAGGGCCCAGATCAACATGAATAAATCCCGAGCGCGGATAGAACCCAAACCCAAGGAACCCCACGGCCCGCGCCGCCGCCTCAAACGCAACGGGATCGTGGTTCGACATGGCGATATCGAACGCTGTGCCATTCATGTGCTTCGATTGCGGGGCACCGTCGACAGCGCGGTTGTGCTCCGGACTGCGATAGGCCGAGCGCAAGATCAGCGGCTTGCCAAGCCGGTTGCGCAGGGCCTGCAGCTTGTCCAGCGCGGGCGCGTTGATCAGCAGCTTGTCGGTGCCGCGGCAGGCGATCTCGGCGGGCGAGAAGTTCGGCCAACGCCAGATGCCGTCCGGCACGTCGCGCCAATGGTCGTAGAAGGTCCTGGTGGACGTTGTGGTCATGACGGTCTCCTGAACTGTGGATGAGAGGATGCAACTGAGCCCGCGGCCGAGATGGCGACGGGATCGGATGGCTGGGGGTTCGGATGGCTGGGGAGGCAGGTAACCGGATGAGGATGCGCGCTGGGCAGCGGACGCGGGACGTCAGCCGCCCGGGCCGAAGACCTTCAGCTTCAGGGCGATGCCTGCGAGCAGCGCCAGGATGATGCCGGTGGTGATCAGGCGCACCGTGGTCTGCACGGCGGTGCGGCGCACGAAGCGGATCGAGGCCAGCAGGGAGCGCAGATCGCGGATGTCGAGCGCGGCCTCTGTACCATCGAGCCCAACATCCGCCAGCGCGCGCCGGGCCCCTTCCTCGGCGGCCCGCGCAAGCAATTCCTCGAACTCGGCATCCGGCATGCGGACATGGCCCTCTCCGGAACGGCGCGGGCTCATGCGGACAGGATCCCGGTTTCGGTCGGCAGGGTCAGATCGCTCCAGGGACTGTTATCGACGGGATTGAGCGCCCACGTCGAATATACCGACTTTGGGGCGACGATGGGCACCGTTACAGCCGCCGCATCATGATCAACGCCACCCATGCGCAGGAACCCTGCCGTCGCTTGCGGCCCGTTGGTGCCTGCCTGCGCGATCTGCTTGAGATGCACGCCTGCCACGGCCGATATGGCAGTCGGGCCCGTGGGGCCGCTGAGGGAAAAGGAGAGACGCTGACCTGCCAGAGTGCTGGCAACGCGGGATGCGAGATTGCCATCCTTGAGCGCATCGATGCTGCCGATCATCTCACTATAGGTTGCCAGAGTATTGGGAACACGGCGGACGAAGCGCCGCCCAATGGTGGAAACACCATCGAGGATTGCGATATGGGCGTAATACCAGGCATGATTGGAAAACGTGCCATGCAGACCACCATTCCCGAAAACCAGATGTGCCGGCTTACCCTTGCCACCGGTGTTGGCCGCCGTGGCCGTGCTCTGCAGCACACCGTCGACGAAAAACTCGATGGTGATATCGGTATCGACCGCCAGCCGGACATCGACCCATTGCGGCTGGCCGCTGGTGGCAAAGTAGCTCGATGATCCTTGTTCGATCGTGTCGCCATGGGCTTCGGCATGATAGCGGTTGGTGCTGCTTAGGGGTCGGACCCGGGCAAGCAGGGCATTGCTGGCGCTGAAGAAGTCGAGGAAGGTCGCACCGGATTCAGTGATGGTATGCGCATCTCCGCTGGGCGGCACATAACGAAAGCCCAGCCAGAGATCCCCTGTTGGCGGGGCATGCGGTATTCTGAACGGCGTATAAACGCTACGCGCGCCGGTGAACCGTAGCGCATTGACGTCCAGGGTTGCGTCAAACCCTGCCGTGACTGTGCTGAGATATCCCGAGATGCCGGAAATATCCGTGGGCTGATGGCCCAGATGCAGGATGTGTGTCATGGCAGTTCCACTTCGATATAGAGGGTTGCATGCGCAGCGGTGAGCAAGCTGCTGCCGCCATGCTCGATAAAGATTGATGCGACAGAGGTGGTCAGGCGGGTATCGCCGCCCAAGTCGATCCAGAGATCAGCCGCCCCAATGGTAAGGTCCTTGTCCCAAGCGAACTCGATGAAGGCATGGGCCTCAAAAATGCGTAGGTCGGGTTCCTCAAAGCCAAGCGCGCGCACGCCGGGCGGGACCGGATAGCTGAACTGCGAGGGCTGCGAGCGCATGGTGCCGCCGTCGCCGGGATTGCGTCCCTGGATCTGTGGGTAGAAGGCAGCGCTGCCACCGGCGGTCCATGTTGGCGCCCCGCTCACAGGGTCGTCGCGCCAGATGCCGTTCTTTCCGATCCAGAGACTGGCGGCAGCTGGGTCAAGCACGAACATCAGCACATCGCCTGCGCCATAGGTTGGCATGCCGGTGATGCGCTGGGATGCGGTGGAGGTGTCGGACGACCAAAGTGATCCGTTGCCGCGATAGCCGATCGAGCCAAGCGTGATCGGGTTGTTGCCGGTATTGAACTCCTCGCGCTGCGCGGCCGAGACGACGCCCATATACCCGTCGAAGCTGGCGGCCCCGCTGGCCGCGCAGAGCACCTCCCAATAACGTCGCCCATCCGAGGGCAGGATCGCCTTCGTGGTGGGCACCCAGCGCTGATAGTTGGTCCCGCCCGAGGTATTCACGGCGGTCTGGTTGCCATCCGACAGCGTGTAGCCCGGAGGGCGACGGGTTGTGTCGAGTTGCCAGACTGAGCCGATGTCGACCGGCGGCGCGCTATCGCCACCCTGCGCCAGGATTGCTGCGCGCATCATGAAAAGGCTCACGTCACGGCCCCCGCCAGCGCACCCTGAATGACCCAGGCATCGGCCCCGCGCTTCACGAGTGCTGCGCCCGACCATTGGCCATCGAGCGCGACGGAGCCGCCGGTCACCCCATTGAGCGACACACCCGGTGCCGCCGCGACCGTGGCGATCCCAGCGCCGACTTGCGTGACATTGATCAGCGTGCCGATCTCGAAAGGTGCCGATGATTCAGGCTGGATCGTTACGGTGACGGCCGAGGAGCCAGTCGTCTCTAGGATGCTGCCCAGATCATCGGCTTCCAGCGTGTGACTGGTGGCCGTCAGCGTCCGGATCCGCACCACCCCGGGCCGGGGCACCTCGACCCAAGCCCCTCCGGTGAACCGCACATGCTGCGCCTCGTCGGCGATCCAGATCTGCCAGCCCTCCTCGGGGGTGAGGTAGACCCATGCCGGGGCACCGGCTGGCGATTGGTCCCATAGCGCCAGCGCATTGGCATTGGCACCTGCCGTGGCGGGCACAATGGCGATCTGGCCCGCGGTGCCGGTGGCAGGCAATGGGGCGGTCCGCGATGTGGCGCGCCCTTGAACCAGTGCCGAGAGGTGACGCAGGTCTTCGCTGAGGCTGGTGCCCCAGTTGCGCTGGCCGGGGTCATAGAAGGCGCGCAGCCCCAGTCCCGGCATGATCCGTTCGGGCATGCTTGGTCTCACTTGTCGTTGTGAAGGTGGTGGTAATGCTGGCGCTCGCGACAGCGTC